AAATACGGAAAGAATGCGGGTAGCTTCAGACGGCAAAGTGGGTTTATCCAATACCGAACCGAGCGAACTCTTAACTCTTGGTGGAAATCTAAAACTTAACGGAAGTAATGCAGCTATATTAGGTAGTGATACAAACTATTTTAAAGCTTTTACGGATATCACAGGTAATCAAACGAGAATTGAAAACCGTGTGGGGAGTGGTAAAGGTCTTAGCTTTTACGCGAGTACCACCGGTACTATGGGAACACCAAAGTTAACCATATTAGAATCGAGTAATGTGGGTGTAAATACGATAAATCCAGAGGGTATTTTACACACAAGTGGTGGAACGGTGTTTATAAATAACCAAGTCGCTAATAGAGGAACTACGAGTCATCTTGATACACCCTTAGTAGTATCCAATACAACTGCAATTGTTGGTATTTCGGATTTTAATAACGTAATTCAATTGGCTCGTGAAGGTGGTTCTGGTAGGGATGGTGTAAGAAGTATTTTCAAAATGGGGAAGCACGATCTTTCCAGTGGAACCTCGCGTTCTCAGTTGAATTTATCGTTAGCGAGTGATGATTATGAAACAGAGAGTCATGTCATGACATGGCGAAGTAATAAGCGGGTGGGGATTGGTACTACCACACCCACAGCCCATTTGGAAATTCTTGGAACAGGTATAGGAAATTTTAATACAAATGGTTTACTCGTTCATAATATTGAAGGTACTCCGGGTGATGCGATTATGGCTGCGAGGACGAGTAGTCTCAATTCAAATGCATTTGCTTCGTTTGCACAGACGGATGGAGATACCGGGTCATCTATTGCTAATCCGGTGGGATATTCCGTGGGTTTAGCGGGTGCACTTCGAAATGGTACACGCGTGGCAGATTTTAGAATTACCAAAAACCCAAATGTAATCGATGAATCTGGAACTGTTCAATTATTCATAGATGGTGCCAACGGAAATATGGGAATAGGTACCGATATACCCCGTGATTCTTTGGAAGTCAATGGTAATGTCGTTATAGGTAATAAACTTTCGTTTACTGGTGTATCTTCAGACGAATTCGGTAATACGTTCATCACAGAACGACTATACGATAGCCTTGGTAAATCCGAACTTGTCATATTCAAGGGTAATGATCGAACAGGTACCGCCGCCCCAGATAGGATTCGGTCAATAGCGGCCGAACATCTTTTCCAGACGTATAACACAACTTTACCATCTTTATCTACTAACCAAATTCAATCCGCTTTAAACGGTGATGGTTCGGTGGTATCACGTGCGATGACTATAACTCCTTCGGGTGTAGTTGTCATAGGAGCTTTACCTTTAGATGACCAAGGTGAATTAGACGTAAGTAGTGCTACTCGATTCTATGTCGGTGGTGGTCTCGAGTTCGCACAGGATCAGTCAATGAAGTTTGGTGCTTTAGATATTTTTACAGCTGCGGTTGGTCCAGTAAATTTAATAGAATCTATTGGAAATGCACCTTTAGTTTTCCGACAAAAGGTGTCAGGTACAAGTACGGAATATGCACGATTTACAAACGAAGGTCTCGTGGGTTTCGGTACAAATTCACCCGAATCAAATGTTCACATTTATTCCGACGCAACTGGTGACATAGATATACTCAAACTCCAAAATCCAGGTACAAATAACAAGGTTGGATTAACGCTAAACACGAATGATAATTACGGCGGTTACGTAAGGGGTTTTAGTGATTCCACCCATTCCGTACATGGTACGGTGATAGGAGGTGTTAATAATGGTACCGAAGGAGATGGTATACACATCATACACACATCGAATGTGGGTGTGGGTACAGTAAATCCAAGTGAGCACTTCACGGTGTATAACGGTACGGCTCGTTTAGAACATGCGACGAGTAATGCAATTCTCGAGTTCAAGACGACTGGTGGAGTGTCCAATATATACGGTGACCACACTGGTAATGTGTTTATCGACCCAGTTAGAAGTTTTATCGTGAATAGCGATACAGAAATTGTTGGTGACCTTCAAATTGATGGTAAGATTGATTTAGGTAACCAAGTCGCTGTGGACCTCGGTGGTTCTGACGCCACTACAGCCCTTGAGGTCGGTGGTGGATTTATTTCAAACTCGAATGAAGTTGCATGTAAACGATACTCAAAAACATTCACACGAACAACCCAAGACAGTAATGACATACAGTTACGATTCAATAATAATTCCTTTTATGCTAAGATTGTCGCCATTTTGAGATCTGATTTTAATGTGAATGATATGAGTACTTTAGTCATAGAAGTTCAAGGTGGTACACGTGACGGGGCGATTCCATCAGAAAATATAACGATGGGTAATAAAAGTCTTTTCGGTGGTGGTAACTTACACCCATGGAATCCCACAGTTACGACAGGTAAAAATGGTATTCTTTTCGCCCCAGAAGTTACATCGGGACGTACGTATTATTATGACCTTTTTGTCGAAGTTATAACATCTCAAGGTGCTAAATTGACAGAAGTTCGATCAAATAATCTAGACGGTGTTGATATCTTCAACGGACAACAAGTGGTAACGTTTACTCATTAAATTTACTACGAGGGAGTACCCCGCGGTAGATTCAACATTTATGCCCTGATGGAATCAGAGATGGCTAGTGCGACTACGCCAACAATGAAAGCCATGATGACGTAATTCATTTCAGTTTCTTCACGACCGACCTGAGACTTTGCAGGTTCGGCCTTGGCCTCGGCGACAACTTCTTGCTGTCGAACGGGAGGCTCGAGCTCCTCAAGCGGACAATACGCTATCATTTATATATATTTAGAGATTAATTTCGGTCTTCTTCTTTCGACGAGTTCTTTTGGGTTTGGCTCCACCAACATTAACTTCTTTGACTTCACCACCTGTAGAATCTCCTGATACGGAAATGATATCGGAGAGATCATCCTCCTCTTCCATGATGGGATCAATCGAATTTGATTGTCCCATTGTGGTGTTCATAGGTGGTGGTGGGGGCATCATGATATTACCCATCAAATTCGAAATGTCCATACCCGGTCCCTGCATTTCGTATTGTCCCGTACCTCCTACAGGTGCGTCCACAGAGGGACCTCCCGGTGCGCGTGTGGTATTCTGTACAGCCGACATCATATTCTTAACAAGGTCTGGGTTCTGCTTGATGACATCATTCATGTTTGGCATTACCGACTTGAACATACTATTGGTCAAATGGAACATCATCGCAGAGCCACCGAGCATCATGATAAGCTTGACCTCTGGTGCGACGTTAACCTTCGAGCGGTACTTCACATACAGTTCTTCAAAGACTCCATCATAGTCGTCAACATTCTCCATCACAGACTCAGACCAACCCTCGAGTTGAACCTCAAAGGGGTTGTATCTCTTATTAAGAAACTCAAGCCCTGTTACACATGCGATGAGCATACGCCTCGAAAACCTAACAGATTGTTCTACATCTATGCTATACGTGATACGCTTAACCTCTGATCTGAGTTCATCAACCCCCGAGTATGCATTCAGTCGTTTGTTCACAGCGAACCCCTTCTTTTCTAACCGTCCAAGTTTATTAACAAGATCCGCCTTTTCCTCGTCAATCGATGTATACCCCTTGGAAGGTTGTTCCGCCTGTTCACCCGGCCCTGGCCCCATGGGTTCGTCATCGAACATCATCGGTTCATCTTCCCCGTAATCAATCTCTTCATCTTCCCTATTCTGAACTGGAACACTCTGTTTGTTGGGATTTACAAAAGCATCCATCGCTTCTTGGTGTTGAGCAGTTCCAGGTCTTTGCATTGGTCGTGTGGTGGGTCTGGGTACTGGATTCGATCGAGGAGCGGAAATTTGAATCTCATCCATGAGTGCCTGCTCATCAGCATCTAATTTCATCACATTCGTTTGACCCCTGTCGAGTACGATTTCTTCGTCCATCTACTCTCTATGTAGAAACTAAGAAAATGTCTTTAACGCACTTCAAAAATTATATATGTCTATTATAAATGTTCAAACTCAATCTCAATCGCGCCGATCGTAACGCTCTCGTGGCGATGACCGTGTTGATAATTCTCATCACCATTCTTGGTTTCATGAATGTACGAAGCTCTAAGTACCAACCCAGGCCAATTACTATTACACCCGTCAGTGAGGAGTCTCTTTTTGACCTCAAGTCTGATGTTGAGTGTGTTGCTGGTGGGGGCAAAAAGGATAGCCCTTACTCGGTTGGTCTCACCCCAGGTGGTCTCTGTGGTGCACAGGAATTAGTCGGTGCCCACGCTGGTTATGAGATCGCGGACGGAATCGGTGGATCTTTAATCTAAGCTAATAATAAATGGCCCTGATTACATCGCCAACGGAAATGATTCCAGATCTTAATTATGAATATCACACCATCACTATTGATAGTGTGGGTCAGGATAATGCAAATACTTTTACTTGTCATCTTCAACAGCCATTGAAGAATGTGGTTCAGGCCAGACTTGTCGGTGCGCGTATCAATACGACTACGGCGACCGAACATTGTTACATATCTATAAATGAACTTGACTCCATTTTCTCCGACAGGGCCTCCAATGTTCTCACAGGTCAATCATCCTTGAGCATTCTTAGAAACTCATTCGCTAGTCTCGTCACTGCCGATGATACAGGTATAATAAGTTTTAAAGATGACTACCCCGTTGCAACACAATACGTAAACCCAATTCGATCGATCGATAGATTTACTGTAAATATACGGGATCAGGACGCAAATCTTGTAACTCCCCCAAACCCCGCCGAGAATAACTTTTTAGTTCTTCGTTTCGTTTGTAGAAAACCCAACCTGTAATTTTTCTCCCCTTAAATTAGTATTACCATGTCTGCCGGTGTTGTTCAATTGATTGCCATAGGAGCCCAGGATAAATTTATCGTGGGTGATCCTCAAATATCTTTCTTCAGTTCAACATTCAAACGCCATGCTAATTTTTCACAATCCGTTGAAAAACAAACAATCCACGGAGCGGTGAAAAACAATTCTATGTCCAGTGTTCAGTTCGAGAGATCGGGTGATCTTCTCAATTATGTATATTTTACGATGGATAACAATACAGAGGCTCTTGATACCCAAAGATGGGATAACATTGTCGAGAAGGTTGAACTTTTGATTGGTGGTTCTGTTATAGACACTCAAGATGCTGTGTTCACCGAGAATATTGCCGTCGATACGTTCGCCCAAAACGTTTCTAAGAGTGCACAAGGTACCCACCCAGGTATTTCTGCTCGTTCGTTTTTTTACCCTCTAAGGTTCTTTTTTTGTGAGACGCCACAGTCTTCGTTGCCGCTCGTAGCCTTAAACTATCATAACGTGGAGCTTCGCATCTATTGGGGTTCTGCCGCTACTAATAAAAATATTGAAGCTTTCGCAAATTATATTTATTTAGATAACGAAGAACGTAGTCAGGTCATTTCACGTAAACATGATATGCTGATAACACAAGTTCAGAAGAACGTCGCTTCCGGGACGACCATTCAAGAACTTACGTTTAATCATCCGGTGAAGTACATAGCCTCGTCCAATACAACAACCGATAGCGCACTCACTTCGGCAACAAACAGAGTGAAACTAAATATAAATGGTATCGATTTAAGCAATTATAGATGGGGTAAACCTCATTTCATTGATGTGATGCATTATTATCACACAAACTTTGTGGCATCCCCAGATTTCTTCTTGTATCCATTTTGCTTATCTACAAGTTCACACCAGCCGACTGGTACACTGAATTTCAGTCGTATCACTTCAGCAAAGATTATGAGCGAATCTGTGGATATCCTCGACCCTATATACGCAATAAACTACAACATATTACGAGTTGAAAATGGAATGGCAGCATTACTTTACGCAAATTAAAAATGCCATTGTATATTAAATGGTCAAGAACTTGCCGACGGTGGAACGGTCCACCAAAATCAGGTTCGGTAAAAATTGCACCAATGACCAGGCAGAAAACACAGTCGTGTTCAATGCGAGTAACGTTGAAATCGATGCTGCATTTGAAAATTCTATCTACATGACACCCCTGCGTTTAAGAACAGATCTTTCAGATAGAAATATAACTGTATTGGCGTATAATCGAGTGACTAAGGAAATTATGGACTCCGATGCCATCGCGGAGGATATTCTTAATTTCACTCTCGAGGCAGCTGTACAGAACGGAAACGTGACATCAAATACAGTTTCATTTAATAATACCGCGACAGGTTTTACAACCTTTTCAAATGTGGGTATTGCAAACGCTGCACCGGTGGATACTCTTTCAGTGGGTTCAAAAGTTTTTGTAAATCAATCTGCGACTGATACACTTCGAGTTCTGGGAAACACATACATTCAAAACAGTTTGGTGGTCGATGGAGATGCGACATTTAATGGTCTCGTCACAACTTTACATTCCAATAACACGACCATAACCGACGCTCTCATAGAACTTGGAAAGGATAATACTGGAAGTGATTCAACTTTAGATCTTGGTCTTCTTTTAAATCGCCCCGGTTCAAATGTGGGGATTGGGTTTCGGGAAAATTCAAAAGAATTTGCTATCGGGTACACAACTTCGAGTGCGTCGGGTCATACCATTACCCCTCTCACGAGTGAAGATATAAACGTACATGTGTACGGTCAATTATTTACACAATCAAATGTGGGTATCATAAATACATCCCCCATACACACTTTAGACGTGGGTTCGAATCTTTTCGTGGACGAATTCGGTTCAAATATTTTGAATGTTATTGGAAATACAGATATTTCTGGGGTTTTGAGTATCGGTGGAAACACTTTAATTGATAGCAAGATAGGTGTTAAAACCGACTCACCAGATGCCGAATTACACGTCGTGGGAAACGCGTACGTGAGTTCCAACCTTACCATCGATACAAATACATTACACGTTGATGCAGTCACAAATCGTGTCGGTATTAACCAATTGTATCCCACCAAGGATTTGGATGTCAACGGAACTATAGCCGCCACTCGACGTGTTGATAATTCTGGGTATGATCGTTTACTCATAGGTACAGATACAGGTACAACTCTTCATTCAAGTTCAAATGCGCATCTCATTTCTTTGGGGTACAGAGCTGGGTATGATCGTCAACAATCCAATTCTGTAGCGATTGGTTATCAAGCGGGTAGCGTTACACAAGCAGAATCTTCCATAGCCATAGGTGAAAAATCTGGTGAAACTGGGCAAGGTGCGAGTTCTATAGCCATCGGTGATAAAGCAGCTTTTCAAAATCAAGCTGCGTATTCCATCGCTATCGGTGAAAATGCCGGTGGTCAGGATCAATTGGGTAATTCGATCGCTATAGGTAAAGATGCTGGCAGTCAAAATCAGGGTCAAAAATCCATAGCTATAGGTGATGGCGCGGGTAAGTTTAATCAAGGTGAGGGTGCTATAGCTATAGGGTATTACGCGGGGTACCCAACGGGTCAAGCTGCGGGATCTGTTATCATCAACGGTGGTACAGATGGTGGGGGTTTCAATAATACCACCACACAAAACGCACTTTTCGTAAACCCTGTGAGAAATGTGAACAACTCAAACCTTCTCATGTACAACGCAGTTTCAAAGGAATTTACATACGGTAACACGATACATAATAATGTTCACGTTTCAAATAATTTCACTGTGGATACAGATACTTTATTTGTTGATTCAGTGAACGACTCGGTTGGAGTCGGGACGGCGACACCCGATGCTAATCTCCATGTAGTTGGTAATGCATACATAACTTCAAATCTCACCGTCGACAACAATACTTTACATGTAGATACAGTAAAACATTTTGTGGGTATTGAAACGAATTTCCCCGACGCAACGTTACAAGTTATGGGAAATACATATATTTCTGAAGATCTCACCGTCGATACAGATACTTTCCATGTCGACTCTGCGACTAATTCGGTAGGTGTTGAGACGAAAACACCACAAGCCAATCTTCACGTCGTAGGTAATACATACGTGAGTGCCAATTTAACCGTTGATACGAATACATTCCATGTAGACTCCACAAAACACTCGATTGGTATTGAAACTAAAACACCCCAAGCTAATCTTCATGTGTCAGGTAATACGTACATATCAAATGACCTCACGGTAGGTACAAACTTTGTAGTCGATACAGATACACTTTATGTTGATTCCGGAACAAATTCGGTGGGTATTGAAACAAATTCACCTGATGCGAATCTTCATGTGGTTGGTAACGTCTACGTGTCCTCCAATTTAACTGTGGATACAGACACTTTACATGTGGACACGACGACACATAGTGTCGGAGTCGAGACCAAATTCCCTGATGCTAATCTTCACGTTTCCGGTAATGCTTATGTATCGTCCACCGATACCTCCACTTCTAAAACAACTGGTGCGCTCATTATTGCTGGTGGTTTAGGTATCACGGGTAATATTCACGGAAACCACGCCAATTTAGAAGATGTAGAGGCTGATAGTATTACTGTCACGGATACCACAGCGACTTCGTCTAAAACAACTGGTGCTCTCAAGGTTTCTGGTGGTTTAGGTGTCGTAGGTAATATTCATGCGACACATGTTAATTTTGAAGATGTAGAAGCAGATAGTGTAAATGTGACAGATTCAACTGTATCTTCTTCTAAAACAACCGGTGCTCTCAAAGTCACCGGTGGTGTAGGTATAACTGGTGCGTTATTTGGTTCTACGGCTGAGCTAGACGGTATTACTAAGGTAACTAACAGTACAGCATCTTCGAGTAAAACCACCGGTGCCCTCATAGTCACAGGTGGTCTAGGTATAACTGGAACTATACATGGAAGTGCGGTGAATTTTGAAGGTGTTGAAGCCGACAGTCTTCATGTAACCAATACAACTTCTACAACTTCTAAGACCACTGGCGCTGCGCGTCTAGCTGGTGGTTTAGGTGTTGCTGGTAATATTCACGCGACACATGTCAATTTTGAAGATGTAGTGGCTGATAGTCTAACTATCGAAGATACAACCTTATCAACATCCAAAACCACCGGATCGGTAATCGTGGCGGGTGGTATAGGTGTCACAGATAATGTATACGCATCTAGATTTGTGGGTGATGGCGGACTCCTTTCAAATATCGCAACAAATTTACAATCCATTTCGGAAAATGGAAATACAACTTCTAATACTATTCAATTTACTGGCACGGATACGAGTTTCATTTCAAGTGGAAAGATCGGTGTAAAAACAGCTACACCTGCAGCCGATTTAGAAGTCACAGGAAATGCACACATCTCTTCAGATGTGACTCTCGGTAGTAATATTTCCATCGCTGGTCTTACGACGAATAAATTCCCCATAGTCGGTACAAATGATTTCTTAGAAGATTCAATCATAAGTAAATCGAGTGACAATATTGTAATCGCGGGTGGTTTACAGGTAACCGGTGATATCATTCAAAATGGTAACGTGTTTGTTGTGAACTCTAATAATACCGTCATCCAAGACCGTATTCTGACCCTCGCGAATAATAACACACAAACTGCCCTCGATGTGGGAATACTCATGGAGTATCCCGGACATAATATCGCTATAGCTCATCATGGTAATGAAACACCCGAACGTCTTTCCATCGGGTATACACAAAATAGTTTTGTAGATACAGCTATTAACCCCGATAGTAATAACGTAACCCTAGATGTTTTGGGTAACCTCCAAGTTCAAAATAATTTTACAGTAGATACGAGTACTTTCCATGTAGATTCAGTGACAAATCGCGTGGGTGTACTTACGGCAGCTCCCGCGTATACACTAGATGTTCATGGTAACTCGAATGTAGCTGTCGCCCGTTCCAAATCTTCGGTGGTGACGGATGCTACCGCCTCTACAACTAAAACAACTGGCGCCGTTACAGTGATAGGTGGTATAGGTGTGGGTGGTGACATTCACGCGTCAGATGTCAATTTTGAGAATGCGACACTTGATAGCGCAATCATTCAAAACACTACAGCTGCGACTGATAAGACTTCAGGTGCTCTTCAAGTTGGTGGTGGTGTGGGTATAACTGGTGCTCTCTTCGGTTCCACAGCTGAATTTGATGGAATCACAAAGGTAACTAATGGCACAGCTTCTTCAGCCAAGGGGAATGGTGCCCTGATTGTTAGTGGTGGCCTAGGTGTCACGGGTGCTATATACGGAAGCACGGTAAACTTTGAGGGTGCCGAGGTAGATAACCTCACTGTTACTGATACAACCGTAGCAACTTCCAATACGAACGGTGCAGTCACTATAGCGGGTGGTCTCGGTGTCATAAAAGATATTTACGCGGCACAGTACCACGGTGACGGTAGTCAACTCACAGGACTCGTGACGACTCTCGAAGATGTGGCAAATAACGGAAATACCATGTCTAACGTCATTCAATTTAATAATAACCAAAGTATTTACGATACAAGTTTTGTGACGACTGGTAAAGCTGGTATTAAAACAGCAAATCCTACATATGATCTTCAAGTGACTGGTAATTCATACATTTCCTCAAATGTCACTGTAGATACAAATACTTTCCATGTAGATGCGGTAAACAACAAGGTTGGTGTGGGTACAACTGAGCCCGATAAAACCTTACATGTCCAAGGTGACATTAAATTCACTGGAACGTTATTTGAGGATGATGCTCCATTTGTGACTTCTCCTTGGGTCACTACAGGTACAGATATTTACTACAACGTAGGGAACGTGGGTTTCGGTACAAACGC